GGGTTCGGTGAATTCGGCCACCCACCCGGGCAGATACACCCGCGCCGGGTTGTAGGGGTCTGGATATGCTGCGATGAATTGTATTTTCATGTTCTACGTTTTTGTCATGCTGTAAGCATTTGTGTCCGACTACTTCAACCCCTTTTGCGCCGCATACGTCAGTATGCTGCGTTTCATCAGTTCCGTGGCCAATCTGAGCGACGTATCGCCGGCTGCGGCCACGCCTGCCTCCACGAAGCGCTGCGGGGCCTGGCTCACCGTGCCGAAGTTGACCATGTGGGCATAGTATCCATCGGGCGTTTTGCCGCCGCTGCGCTGCACCCTGGGCCCTATGAATACGGCTTTGGAGCGGCGGAAACGCATTGTCTGCACCGATTTGCGCAGGTTGCCGGGGGCGTAGGTGGCGGCCACCACGCCGGAGCCTTTCGGGGCGCGGAGTTTTCCGCTGATTTTCGGGGTGCTGTATCGTTTGTGCGCTTTGTCGCTTTGCGGCGCCCGGCCGGCGATGGCAGATTTCAACGGGCCGGCGGCTTCCATGAGCACGCGGTCGCGGTTGCGGCGGGCAGTGTCGACAAGCCCGTCCAGTTTCCTGATCAGGGTGTTGAGTTCTGCCTGTAAAGGCGCGTTGAGATTTGTTTCTAATGCCATGTTTTTGTCATCCTGACGGGACCCGTCCGCTATACGAGTGTTTTAATTCTCAACCACTTTGCCAAAATGCGCCTTGTGCGTGGTCGGGTAATGAAACGCCACCACACACTTGCACAGCACCATCGCCGGTTTGAGTTCGCTTTCTGCGGGCTTGTATTTCAGCACTTCCACACCGCGCAACGCGAGGCCGCCCGGCGTGGTGATTCGTTTTTTCAGGTCGTTGTATTTGCACAGGCCCGGCCCATCCACGTACATCGTAAACTGGCATTGCCCCGGCTCGGCAGCCAGTTGGCGCACCATCGTCTCCACCACTCGGGGCAATTTTTCGCCCTCCGTGGTTTGGAGTATTTGCATACCGCGTTCGATGATGAGTTCGAGCATGGGTGGTTACTGGTTATTGGTTATTGGTTCAGGGGCTGGTATCAGTGTTTTGTGTTGGGTTTGGTATGGGAATACCACTTTGCAATGTGCCCGCACGGTATCAATCGTTTTTTTATCAAATTGCAATGCGCTGGCGAATTCAATAGATACCGGCAACACCTCTCCGGATGGCATTTTCAGGATATTTTCAACCGGCTCGTAAGTGCAATATTCCGGGCCCATATTAATCATTACGTCAAACTCACAAGAGCCTGGGTTTCTCAGATACTGCGATATTTTCGTTGATACGATCCGTGGTATTTTATCCCCGTTGGGTGACTGCAAAAAATGACAGCCGTCTTCGATGATAACATTTAGTGGTTGCATGCTGCTGCGTTAATTTGTCGTGACAAACGTATAATTCGCCGTTTTCAAAAACAGCGTCATTTCCTCGTCGCGGCCGTCGCGGGAGCCGTCGTAGTGGCATGATACCACGGTGACGCCGCCGGCGGTGTCTTCCACAAAATCGAGCGCTGCGCGCACGGCTTCGTCGATGTCTTCTATGGCCGCATATCCGTTTTCGCCCTGGGCAGCCGAGGCCCAGTAGTGAAACGTGACTTTAGCCACGTCTTTGTCGGCTGCCTGGGTTTTGGTAAGGCTGTGCGGTGTGTTTTCGGTCATGTACACAATAGCAGGATACTGCGCGTTTTGAGGCAGAAACACCGGGTGTATGCGCGTGCCCACCAGCGCAGTGACGGCGGTGTCGGCTGCGAGTTTTGTGTAGATGTATTGACCTATTCTCATGTTTTTGTCATGCTGTAAGCACCCGTCTGATCTACGGTCGGGTTACTCATGAATCTTCGCCGGAAGCCGCAAATAAGCCCGCCGACCGACTTCAAATTTGTTCTGAATATCGTAGTAGTCACCGTCGTACACAATCCGCATTTTCTGGTTGATGCCGTCGCGGTAGCGGATCACAAACACGACGGTGGTAGTGCTCACCTCCTGGTCGGCCTGCACCTGTTCGTCGGATCGGGTGCCGGGGTATTCCACGGCCGCCCAACACTCGGCAAAGGTGCTCCACGTCAGTATCTCCTGCCCGGCAGCGCCCCGGCTGGAGGTGGATGTCTCGATGCGGATGCGCCGGTCGAGTTGGCCGATTTGTGTGGATTTTGCCATGTTGCGTTTTGTGTACTCTACTTTGTCATCCTGTAGGGGAACCGTCCGCTCTACGTTTTGCGCACTTAGGTCGGACGGTTCCCTACAGGATGACAAAAGGGTAAAACCTACTCTTTCTTGAACAGGTGACTGATCGTGTTATACAAATTCAGCACCACGGCGAACACCGACGTCCAGGCGCCGACGGTGGCATAGGTGATCAAGGTTGCCGAAATCGTTGCCGAGGCTTTGCGCCGTTTGGAGGTCGGGTATGATTTTGAAAAACGAAAGCAGCCCGAACACAACGCCCAGGGCGATGGTGATCCAGTTCGTGCGGGCGTTGGAGGATACTGCGAGGTTGAGAAAAGATTGAGCAGCCATAGTTTGTTTTGTTTTTGTCATTCTGGCGGAATCCGTCCGCTATACGGGCGCTTTACAATCGCGCAGAAAATTTTTGTTCGGGTGTAGGGGCGCTTATTCGATTGTGAGGGGGTTAATTATTTTCCAAATTGGTTAGGGTGATGGTATTAGAAACGTTAGAGGTTTCACACAAAAATGCCGTTCCGGAAGTAACCCCGCATTCAGTGGTGAAAACCGGCCCCGGATTTTGCCACCAATATGGCCACGGCCTTATTTCATACGGCCGGCTTATGACCACCGGGTTGTAATTCACCACATGGGTGATGACCTTGAATTGCTTCGCTTCGTCGCCGAGTACCTTTTCCAGCACTTCGTTGATTTCGCCCAGCGTGGCATCGGTCAGGAGTTTGACCGTTTTTGCGGTGGTGTCGAGTTCGAATTTCATGTTGCTACGTTGTTTTTTAATGACTTAATGACTTTTAATGACCCAATGCCCCCCTAAACCGAAAACACATAAAACCCCTGCATCACCACGTCACTCGCCGTCTGCATACCCCGCACCGGGTCGGCGCGGTTTTCGTATCGGTCGGTGATTTTCAGGAGCATGGCTTCGGTGATCACCGGCGGAATGGTAGAGGGCTTCGATCCGTATCCCGCCTGGTAAGTGACGGTGACGGCGTTGGGCAAATTGGTATCCACATCGGAGGGCCAGGAGTAGCCGGTTTTCGGTATGATGAAGTTGCGCCCGTTGTAACCTCCGGAGGTATATTCGGCGGCGTCCCACGTCTGGGTATCACCCGCGCTGTCAACGTACGTGATGGACGTAACGGAGATCAGCGGGGCGATACGCAGCAGCAGGGGCGCGTCGGAGGAGCAAGGGAAGCGATAATGATATTGTGCCACTGTCTGGGTGAGCAAGGCCAGGCCATAGGTGCGCTCGATGTAGTCAGCCACGCCCCGGATGATCCGGGTCACGTGCTCGTCGTCGAATTTCAGGTCTTCGTTGCGAAGTTGAAAACGGGCGGCTTCCAGCGTGACCGGGAGTTCCTTGTTCGGCGTGGTGACTAAGTAGGAGCGATATGTGGTGTCTTGCGTCATTTTATGTCATTTTGGGTTATTGGGGTCATTTCGTCATTTCGTCATTAAAGTCATTGAAGTCATTGGGTCATTTTTTGTCATTGGGTCATTGTCGCGTTCGGCAATGACTTTAATGACCCAATGACGAAATGACCATTTAATTTCTCAGGTCGTTGAAGTCTTCATACTCCAGCAGCGCTACCACTGCTTTACCGAATGCTTCGAGGTCGGCTTCTTGCTGGCTGAGCCCGCCGATCAGTTGTTCGGTCACGAATTCGAGCCCGCCGACGGTGAGCGGACATTGCCGGGAGAGGCCGAGGTTGATGCCGGCGAATTCGTGGTTTTCGTATTGCACATGGCCCACGAGCCAGCCGTACAACTCCACAGAAAGCCAGGCGCGGATGAATTCGCTGTCGTTGGGTTCGAATTTTTCGGCGTGTACCTGGTGGCTGGATCCGAGCAGTTTTCCGGCGTAGGTATCGTGCGAGAGGTACAGGTTGCCGTTTTTGTAGAATTGGTCGCCGGGCTGTATGGCTACGTCGTACTCCTGCGCGAGGAGTGCGGTTTTGAGGTCGTCGGATACGGTTTGCGAAAGGATGGCCATGATGCGAGTTTTTTATGAGTAAAGGGTGTATAGAGTCATGGTCGGTATCACCGCGTTGCGCGAAGTGGTGCCGGCGCTTTTGATGATGATGGCGCGTACGCCAGTAGCCGCAGCGTTGGGCATGTTGCCGGTGACGCGGCCGCTGTAGACGCCGTTGATGTAAAAACGGGCCTCTGAGCGGCTTTTGTCAAAGCAGATCGTGAGCAGGTAGTTGGTGCCGGTGGCCACGGTGGTGCCGAGGTCGGCGGTGCTTTCCGTGCCCGCATTGTCGCGGCTGAATCCCTGCCATTTGCCCGAGTTGGTGCCGTGTGTGTATCGGATGCATACGCTGTTATTCACAGCCAGCGTGTTGCTGCTGGGCGACGGTATGAATCCGAATTGGAATGTATAGGTGTTGGTGCCGTCCGACAGCGTAGGAATATTGACGAGGCAGGAGCAAACCAGGTGCGCACTACCGAACAGCGTCGGGTTCAGCACCGTTTTCGAGAGGTACAGCGTGGACGAACCGGTGGAAGAGGCCGCCGTATTGATGTCCCAGCCTGCGGGCAATGTGGACGACGGGCTGCTGGTGCCGTTGCCGCCGGATGCGAGGCCGAAACCAATAGTACCCCAGTCTGCGCCGGTGGTGGCGCCGACTGATACGTTGTAATAGTGCCCGTTGGCTCCATTGGATCCAGGCGTCGCTGGGTTGTATGTATTGCCCACCACGGTCCAGCGGCTGAGCGTACCGTCGTATTCTATTTCGATGGCGCCGCCCGGTGCGAGCAGATGATCCTGCGTGCCGGCCACGCGGTTGGCGGCCGTGCTGTCGGGGTGTTCGCAGGGGATGTATCCGGGGTATGAGCCTACGTTGCGCAGGGTTTTGCGTTCGCCGTCGGTGGCGGATGCGAAACCGGTGATGGCGTTGATGTCGCTGTCGAAACTGAGCCGCACGGTGGTAGCGTCGGCCCAGCCGGTGGGCGAATAGTCGTCCTGGTCGGCGGTGATTTGAGCGGGAGAAATAACCGATGGCGACGAAC